GTGCCTTTGATTACTGATTGGTAATCACGGACACCCTTGAGGATTGACTCTGTGTATGTGAATGTATTCACTTGTTTATCTCCTTTAGTTTGATTGGGGCGGTTTCCCCTATCACATCGTGTAGGGGAACCGCCTTTGGTTAGTTAGTTGCAGTTAGGGCACACTGCGTGCTTGTTGATTGTGTAGTGGCATGTTGAGCATATGCACTCATGCGTGGTTATTTCCATTGATTCATCTAGGTTGAACAACCTATCTATTAACCATGAGGACTGTTCGAAGAACTCCATCCTCATGGTTTTATCACCAGTCTTTGGACATACGAAGGTGATAACTTCATTGGAAATCCAGTCATGACCAGATGGTTGGTCATGTATGTCTGACATAGGTTCCAATTCAGCAACTGCGCCACCATTGGCAACCTGGTATTTTTTACGGTCATACCCGTCATAATGATACCCTCTCATCATGTAGTCGCCTGATTCATCAACCATCTGGTTGGCGATGACTGCATCTCGTGCCTCTTTGGCATCGAGGCAGTCGGCGCATAGTTCATTCAGTTGTTGACAATGGAAACATTCGTTCATTAGGGTAAGTTGGTTTTGAACGATTATGTCGTTTGTCTGGTTGTTCATCTTTTCTCCGTTCCATTCTGCCTAACCTCTTTTGGGTTAAGTCTGGAACACACGAACTCGCAATATTTTGGAGCCCCTTGGGCGAGAAAATGTGGTGATTTTGCCGCTGTCATCAGTTCTAATATAATCTATTTGGTAAAATTTTTGCGGGAAGCCAATGAGTTGGCTTCTCAGTCAGAAACTTTATCAAAAAGTTATATCAGAACCATCTCAGGGATATCTTAGTAAAAGATATTCCCTGAGATTGACACGGACAAAATCCGAGTAGAATCTTGCCCGCGCCCCATAGCGGGAGCGGGGCGTGAGAAGGAACCAGCATGGCTCCATGTGGCGAGCAATGGCTATCTTTTAGATAGCCTGTGATTGCGAAGCCAGATGCCTACGGCTGGTTCTGCCGAATATAAGTCAGCCATGCAGTGATTTGTCTTGCCGTGCAACCGCAGGCTTGAGCCGCCTTGGCTCAAGGTTTTTTATTTAACTGAGGCGCCCATTGTGCTTGTACTGGCGCCGAAGACTGCTATCCGCTCAGCACCTCTCTGTACTGGACAAGTAGGCTCTGTATTGTCTTATACTGTACTAAACTTGACCCCAGATTGATTAATACTGGGCTGAGATAGTATATGTATCTACATAAAAGATTTTCCCGTACAAAGTATATCCCCCATACCATGTCCCAGTATGTCCTATTATGTACTGATTTTTTGCATGCTTTAAAAAATACTTTAAAATAAAACGTTCGTTTTACCTGTTTGAACAGGTTATACTATATAGAGGCTGTTTCTTTTCTTAACAGTAGCAAGTCCTTGGGGGACTTGCGTTACAGACTGTATCTTATAACTGTTACAACTAATGAAAACGGGACAGGACTAATGACATTTATCAAAGGCACTACTAACCCCAAAACCTTGGCTATGGCAGGAGCAAAGGCTAAAGTTTTAGCCTTGGTGGCCGAAGGCCACTCTGTCCATAAGGCTATGGAGAAGTGCGGCAAAAAACCTGACACTGTTAGAATATGGATGCTCAGGGATAAAAAGTTTGCTGCTGACCTAACGGAGGCTAAAGCCACCGCAAAGGATGCTTCCCTTGCCTCGTTGGGTATCCCAAAAGAAGAAATAGACTTCCCAAAATTTTCAGAGATATTCTTAAATCAAAGATTATTTCCACACCATCAAGATTGGATTGACTTACTAGAAGACAGGGAGCCTTCGTGGCTCCACCCTAGTATGGTTTACGAAAAGGGTGACCCAGCCCGTCTATTGGTTAACGTGCCACCTGAGCACGCCAAGAGTACAGTAGTCACCGTAAACTACTCCACATATCGTATCGCTCTCAATCCTAATGTCCGCATTATTGTGGTTTCTAAAACGCTAGTCAAAGCACGTGAGTTCGTGTACGCTATCAAGCAGAGACTCTCACATCCACGCTGGTTAAAGTTGCAAACAACTTTTGGCCCCGAAGGTGGTTGGAAAGAGGATTCAGATACTTGGCGAGTTGACACCGTTTATCTTGGGAGCGATGCTAGAAATTCTAGCGAGAAGGACCCCACCATCCAAGCACTTGGTATGGGTGGGCAGATTTATGGAGCACGTGCTGACCTCATCATTCTTGATGACTGTATTACAACAGCCAACGCCCATGAATGGGAAAAACAAATCAACTGGTTACAGAAAGAAGTTATTACCCGTCTGGGTAAAAACGGCAAGTTACTAATCGTAGGGACACGAATTGCTGCACAAGACTTCTACAAAGAACTCCGTGAGACCAAGCACTGGTCTGGTGGTAAAAGCCCTTTTACTTATATGGGCATGCCTGCTGTTCTTGAGTATTCGGAAGACCCTAAAGACTGGAAGACGCTCTGGCCTAAGTCGGACCTCCCATGGGATGGGGATTCTGAAGTTCCTGACGAAGAAGGACTCTTCCCGAAATGGGATGGCTTAGCATTAAAAAGAAGACGAAGTGAAGTAACACCATCAACATGGGCTTTGGTTTATCAGCAGGAGGATGTCGAAGAAGATTCCATCTTCCCACCCGCTTTGGTGCAAGGTAGTACCAACGGGCAACGCAGAAAAGGTCCATTGCGCCAAGGCGGCGTGGGACATCCGACTGCAGTTGAAGGTTACACAATTATTGGATTCGACCCAGCGATGGGAGACAAGGCTCATGCAGCCTTCGTAGTAGTTACTTATAACAGAATAGATTCTAGGATATATGTTTTAGATTGTATTAACATGGGTGAACCAAACCCACAAAAGATTAGAAGTACGATAGAAGAACTTGTATTGAAATACAAGCCACAAGAGTTTAGAGTAGAAATCAACGCCCACCAGAAGGCATACTCATTAGATGATGACTTGCGGCAATGGCTTGGTATGTATGGTGTAAGACTTGAATCTCATGTTACTAACAAAAATAAGTGGGACGCAGCATTCGGTGTAGCATCTATGTCTACCCTATTTGGAACCATTCGAGAAGAGAAGTTCCAAAAGAATAATATGATTGAACTGCCATCTACTACTGACTCTGAAGGACTTAAGTCCCTTACTCAGCAGTTGATAACTTGGAAACCTAATAGCAGGGGCAAGACTGACTGCGTTATGGCACTATGGTTCGCTGTGCTTAGAGCACGGGAGTTTATGCAACAAACAAATCACTTGCAAAAGTTTTCATCTAATCGATGGACAACTAGAGCACAGTCAGCACAAAGATACACAATCAACCTAGACGAAGCCTTTTCAGAGCAATGGGCTGAAATGTACAACTAAGGAGAAAAAAATGGTAGCAGGACGCAATTCAGCAGGAATTAATAAGGCTGGTGGAAGAAACGTAAATCCAGTTTACAAAGCAGTTAATACAGTTACATCATACGTTGGAAATGTAGCACGAGAGATTCGTGATGTTCCTACAGCATTGGGTAACTTTATGCCTGGTTCAGGATATGGCCCTAGAGGTGCTTCACAAGAACTTGGTAGTACGCTTAAACAAGCAGCCGCTGCAGTAACTGCAGGACAAACAGGTAAACCCGTATTTCATTATACCGCTAGCGGCAAGGCCACTGGCAGTCCAGATGAGCGTATGAAGAAATCAAAAAAGAAGAAGTAATTAAACTTTCTATCGTTAGGATATGATGTTATCAGTAAGTCAAATTTCTGCAAGGGTAGAATCTTTACGTTCACGTTCAGTAGACCGAGACCGTAGACAACTAGATGTACTTGCTGTTCGTAAAGGACAGATATCACAGGTATACCCTGAGTTCTTTCCAGAGGGTGTAGATGCTAACGTAGTAGCAAACTTTATTGACATTGTTGCCCGTGACCTGTCTGAGGTAATGGCTCCACTACCAGCAGTTAATTGTTCTGCAGCCAATCAGGTATCAGATAGAGCAAGAGTCTTTGCTGATAAGCGTACTCGTATTGCAACAAATTATTTTAGTAATTCAGATTTACAAGTACAGATGTATCAAGGTGCAGACCAATACATCACATTTGGTTTCGTCCCATTCATTGTTGAATTAGACGAAGAAGCAGGGCTACCACGTATCCGAATAGAAAGTCCGATTGGGGCTTACCCAGAGTTTGACCGCTACGGACGTTGTATTGCCTTTGCAAAGAAATACTCACTTACACTTGCGGAACTGGTTGCACAGTATCCTGAGTTTGAGATTCAACTACTAGGCGCTGACCGTTATGAGCAGAACCTA